CTCGTAATGCAGCGATTGGAGAACTAAATTATTACATGTGGGATCCTTGGATAAATTATTATTCAAGAAATGGTTTCCAAGAGTTGCATGATCATTCTAATCATGATATAGTATGTGTATTCTTCTTGGACACTGGTATAGACTTTAGTGAATTCTACTTCTACAATAGAAATCACATTCAATGGTCTTTTAACTGGAGAACTCTTATGGAACTATCTGATAGGTTTGTACCTACAATCAGAGAAGGTGACATAATGTTTTTCCCAGGTCATATGTTGCATGGAGTATCTCCTCACCGATCCGATAAAGTGAGGAGAACACTATCGTTCAATCTGGATATTACTTTTCCAAATGCATGATTTCATCAGAGAATATCAAATTAGTAAAGAACTCTGCGAAGAATTAATCATACATTTTCATACCTCCATGAATAAACGTCCTGGAGAATGTGGAAGAGGTGTTGACTTGAACGTAAAAAGATCTACAGATTCTGAATTTACAGATTTAGACACAGGTTACGGAAAACTTTATCATGATGCTCTCATGAAATGTGTAGATGCATATTGCGATGAGTATCCATTCGCTGAGTTTTATTGTGAGTTCAGTGCCGTAGAACCTATTCGTTTACAATGGTATAAACCAGGCGAAAGTTTTCGTTTGTATCATTGCGAACGAGGATCTGTAGAAAGTTCTATGAGACATCTAGTCTTTATGACTTATCTCAATGATATTGATGTTGGTGGTGAAACTGAGTTTTACCATCAGCAACTCAAAGTTAAACCTGAGACAGGTAAAACACTTATCTGGCCATCAGATTGGACATTCACACATCGTGGAGTAGTTGCACCTCACGAACACAAATACATAGTCACAGGTTGGTTATCATTTCCATCGCCCCCGTAGCTCAGTGGTAGAGCAGGGCTTTTGTAAAGCTCAGGTCGCAAGTTCAAATCTTGTCAGGGGCTCCTTGGGGAATTAGCTCAGTTGGTAGAGCGCCTGCTTTGCAAGCAGGATGTCAGCGGTTCGAGTCCGCTATTCTCCATGGGGGAGTACAAAAGATCTGTATTTTAGAAACAGCGCCCCCTCTTTTATGGCATCTAATTACGAATTTGGTGGTAGACCCGTAACGGGAGTTCATCTTCTTCTACTCATAAGTGAGATGGAAGGTACTTATCAACATCTTAAGTACATGGGTTTTGAAGAAGATATGACCACTATTGACAATATGAAGAAAAAGTATTATAGTCTTTACTTCAAGACTGCCAAACAAGAAAAACTCAATCCTCAGTAGCTCAGCGGCAGAGCTATCGACTGTTAATCGATTGGTCGTAGGTTCAAATCCTACCTGGGGAGTTATATGATTGTTACCATGGAACAAGCATTCACCGAAAAAATCCTTTACGAAACACGAACTAAATTGCCTGATCCTATGATCGCAATGATGGTGCAACAAGTTAAAGAACTGACTTATAACACAGCAGAGACTGGATCTGAAAAAGAAGGGAATCCAGATTTAGATTTAGTTCGTAGATCTAATGTTGCTTGGATTAATTGGGATGAATGGATTCCTGGAATTATTCACAACATTATGACATCTGCTAATGAAGAATATTTTCATTATGATTTAACTCACTTTGATAGTAGAATACAATCTACCATCTATAATGGTGAGGATGAGGACTTTTATACATGGCATACTGATGATGGTACATCAACGTTAAAACCAGAATATCCTGGTCAGGAGAGAAAACTATCATGTTCTCTTCTGTTAAGTGATGCTGACGAATATGAAGGTGGTGAGTTTCAAATTCACTATCATAGAAATTGTTTCATGTCCTTGAAACCAAAGAAAGGAACTGCTCTCGTATTTCCATCTTGGATTCCACATAGAGTTAGACCAGTAAAAAGCGGTCAACGTATTTCTTTGGTAGCATGGATGAAAGGTCCGATGTTTAAATAGTAACGAACTACCATGGAACATATGGGAATATACGACACAATTTATTCAACCTTTGATCTTGGACCAGGATTCTGGAATCGAGAGTTACGGACTAAAGATCTGGAAGGATATATGACGTATAATTGGATTGACCCTAAAGGTCAACTTTGGACAGTAGATCACACTGGAACATATGATTTTGAAGATAGCGGATGCTTCAAGGTTGTAAAGAACATAAATCATGGTAGAGTATCACCATACCCCCTTTCAAAACAAATAGAACTATATCCTGCACATTGGACTATACATTACGCTCCAACTCCCAGTGCTATGGTTACATTTGTGGAGGGACGTGTTGAAAACGTATTATTCGCTTCTGGTAATTAATGGCATTCCTTGTACATCCTATTCCTCCAAATCCAGTATTCGTAAAGAAAGAATATCTTTACGATCATGAAAAAGGTCATGGTGAATTGACACCAGGCATATGGATTTCTGTTAAAAGTGTTCAGACTAAAGCATTGTATTTTGAGACACTTTTGACTGAATATGGTGCATTGTTTGATAAATTACCTTTAAGCGCATTTGTATGGAAAAAAGACTTCGATCCAGAAGATCAACTCCCTTTGGACGTACTTGAACTTTGGGACTCTTTCGACTATAATATCACTGTAGTTCGGAAACCTATTCTAGGACGTTGCGAGTTCTTTGGTAAGGACAAAAAAATGCACGCAGGAGAATATGAATTTACAATTGACACTGCTCATCCAGATCAGTCTATTATTGACACTAATTTTTCTGAGTTGGACCCCGAACATAAATCGTTCAACATCATCGCCCTCGACAACGGGCAGTTCGCTGCTCAACCGAACAATCGAGTGATCTGGAGAGACAATTCACTAATCCCAGGAAAACTTAAACAACCCGATTTCAAAGTTTGCACACAAAACTATGCAGTTGAAACAGAACCAAAATGGTGGACAGTTGGACACACAGACGAGTGGCAGTACAAAACCGAAGATGGTGCCTGAAGATGCCAAACTAATTGATGATGCTTTCTACGTTGTGGAAACACGATTTATGTGGAAAAGTATGCGTCAAGTTGATGGTGAATGGAAGGATTTCCTATTCGGTCTCACCGAAAAAGTTGTCACTGACATGTCTAGGTGGCATCTTAAATGTGAACAAGAAGGCACTCTAGAACAATATTCCCGAGTCGTCGGGTCCGCAATCGTTGGAGGAAAATTATGACGAAAAAAACAATGACTATTGGTAGCGATACTTGGGAGTGGGAAGAAACTCCTGAAGCAAAAGCAGCAATCGCAAAGTTACATCAAAATGCAACTGAGCGTCTTCATGCTGACATTCGCAAACTCGAACTGAAAGCACCTGATTATGGAGTTGGAAAATGAAACCACCTACCCTTGAAGAATATCAAGCAGCAGGAGAAGAATTCTTTCCTAAGTATTTCTATGTTGCCAGAGAACTTGGTGAAGGTGCTAAGGCAGAAGAAATTCTGAAAGTGATGGAATCTCTTGCTGGTGTTGCCATGAAAAAACGTTCTGAGGATAAAGTTGGTCCTTGGGGGTTTGTAAAGGA